GGTCCGACAAGGTTAGGCGGTTCAGGCGAGGCGTGGCGCGGTAAGGTATGTTGTGGTGCGGTGCGGTCTGGCTCGGCATAGACCATAAACCAAGGTGAGGGATCACGCAGATTCCTCACCAACTTTTAACATTAAATAGGAGAATGAAATGGAAGATAGAGTTGACTCCATTTGGAACAAAGACGAGCGTCAGAAGATCGTTGATGATTATCTGAAAGAGACTCGTCGAAACATGTATAAAGTGGATGAGTTCACAGATTGGCTTGAGGACAGGCCAGATCATCCATGTTATGAGCGATTCTTTGGCTCTGGCGATAAAGAAGCTGCACGTCAGCATCGTATGTCATTAGCGCGTCAGTTGATTAGCGGCTTGCGGATTCAAGTTCACATCCCACCAGTCAAGAAAGTTGATGTCAGTGATTTGGCGAAAGCTATTAGTTACGAAGCACCTGCATTTCTTAGTCCCCAATCGAGTCGGCGCAGTGGTGGTGGTTATGTGCCATATGATCCAGATAGCGAGGATTCTAGGGCTGAGTTGCGCAGACAGGCTGCATCTGATTTGGCGCGTTGGTTGAATCGTTACCGTGGATGTGTTGAGGCGCATGGCGTGAGTGTGCAACCGATTGAGGAGATTGCGAGTGCGCTGCGAGGTGAAGAAGAGGAAGCGGCATGAAGACGCGTTACGAAGAAATGGAAGAGGCTGCTGTTAAATTTCACAGAGAGAATCCCAAGGTTTGGGAATGTTTTGTTCGGTTTACGTTTGAGGTTATTCACCGAGGATTTAAGCATTATTCGGTTAATGGCGTGTTCGAGCGTATTCGTTGGGAGACTGACGAAGCTGATACTGATGGCAAGTCTACGTTTAAACTAAACAACAATTACCGAGCATTCTTTGCTCGGTGGTTTATGGATACTTATCCCGAACATAATGGTTTTTTTCGCATTAGATCGTTGCCCAGTGAGTTGCAACTTGCAAAGAATTTGCCAGAGCTAGGGCCGAACGATTTTAAATATGTGGAGCATCCCAATGCACAGGAACATTAATCCGAAGATGCGCAAGGCCATGGATCAGTCTTTGGCCTTATTGCGTGACGCGGCGAAGGGTTCGATCAAATATTATGAAGATCGTTACCCGAACAATTCGCCGCTTGGCTTGGTAAAGGGTGATGTAAATAGCTTTGAGCGTGAATTGCGCCAGTGCATTGAAGATCACGTTTTCATGCCGTGGCAAAATGAATGGTTTGAGGAGAAGAAGTGATGGCAGTCGAAGACGATACAATGTGTATGCATTACACACTGGAGCGATTGAGCGACATTAAAACGCAGACTGACTTGGACGAGTTCAAAAATGAGATTCGGAATAATCTGGAAGTTAACAGTCAATGGCGTTCAGTTAACCATTATAACCCGAATATTTCTGAGGTTATTGAGCCAGAAGACTTTGATGTGTATCGTGCAATTGATGAAGTGAAACGCAATTACATTGAGAGGGCATTAGCAAGATCAAAGAACATTGGCGAGGCTTCAAAGATGTTGGGCGTTCGGAATTACCAGACGTTGCAAAACTGGATGGTAAAGTTGGGAGTTGATTGGTGATTTATTACTACACTGCGCTTGTGATTACTTACAGCATGGATGCTGAGAGCGTGACGGCTTCATATATTTGGTATGATCGGGAGAGGCATTGCCAAGAGGCACTGCAGGGGCTTGCCGACCCGATCTATCAACAAATTTATGAGTTGTATGAGGGCACATCGATGCAATGCGTTGTGTCTGATAAAGTTTCGTATGTGTTAAAACCGAAGTTGAGGCCCGAAAATGGATGACAGACTGGCAGTTGTGAGCGATGAAATTAAGCGTTTGCAGCGTGAATATGACGATGCTGAATGGGAAGGCGATCCGAGGTCAACGGAGTTGGCGAAAGCGTTGAATTATTACAAGAAATTGCACGAACAAGGTGTTGTGCTTGAGCCTAAGTTTTAGTAAAAAATTAAGGGGGCGATTTGTTGGTTTGCCATCATATTGCACTGTAGCCCGATAATGAGTGCCGCCCCCACGAATTACCCTAAATTATAATATTTACGCCAGTAACGCACACTGCTTTCCGATATCTCTAATTGATTCGCAATATCGACTGTGCGAAACCCCTCTTCCACCATTTCCTTAACAAGTGCCAGACGTTCAGGATTGTATGCGCCTACACGTTTACGGTCTATTTTCTTTGACTTCTGTTCGCTAATTACTGGTGATTGTCTCCCCCATTGCCGCGCATGTCTTGCGCGTTCTTTCTTTGCTAGTTCTGCCCAAGCTGTTGCTTCACTCATCTTTTTCCTTTTTTATTGCTCGTTCTAACATTTCTAATAAGGCGAGCATTTCTTCGCCCTGCTGTTTTCCATGAGAAAAGCCCATGCGCTCACCATCGTAAATAAGCACATGGGCCTTTCGTTTTAGAGTTTTTATTATAGCATTAATGGATTCTATGTCCATTTTGCTTCACCCTTGAGAACAATCGCAGGCCCGACGATACCAGTGCCGCATAGCTCTGTGGCTTCTGCGTTAAATGGTAGACCTTCGAGTAAGCCTTCTTCATTCACAAGGATTTGCCAATCGGGTTTTGTAGGTGATCGAACCATTTCGACCAATCCCCCGACAATTTCCTGCGCTTCTGCAAGCGTAGGCTGACGATCTTCAAATACTGTAATCATAGCTTCTCCTTTTTCTAGATTAACTTGGGATTATTACCATACTATCCCATATCAGTCAAGCATATCTTCCTCTTGATTGAGAGGTCCGCCGACCACTCCGAGCCACTTGCGTGGGCCGCTTCTGCTGCGCTTGAACTGATCAACACGATTATCATTTTGCAGTGCCGTAACTGTGTTTTTAAGTGTACTTCTGCCGACAGTTTTGAGGTTGGCTGCATTGATATCGTCGTGCGGTGCTGCTTTGACTGCTTCAAAGATACCATCATGCTGACCGTCCTTTGTAATCGGAATGCCCCGCGCTTCGCGATCTGCGATAAAGTTATAGACATATTCGTGGCGATCCCGAACAACTTGCGACATTGCGAGGTTGCGGATGTCTTGACTGCGATCTTCAAGCAAACCTGTTTCTTGGTTCCGAATAAAGTGTCTGATGTCACGACTGGCAGGGCCGTTGGCTTTTACGACTGCGCCATCGAACACTGCGTTGCGCGTATATGGTACGTTCATATCTTTGCAGCGTGACCGTGCTGTAGCCTCATCGACTTGCCAGACAGCAAACGCTGCACGAACACCGTCAACGATAGCCGAGGTTCCGCGAATCAAATTACGCGCCTCTTCAGGCGTTGTAATTGGTTCTTTGTCTCTGATTTTAGCCATGTGGTGGTTGACGATTACCGTTGCGCCAGTTTCGGTTGCGATTTGCGCCAACAGACCCATGAAAGCTGCACCCGCTGCGGGATCAGCGTTCACATCTGCGTGAACAAATGATGCCATGGGATCAACGACGACCAGCGCGAGGTCTTCGATTTCGAGCATCTCTTCGTAAATCTTTTCAAACTCTGGAGATGTTGCGTAGGTGTTGTCCACCTTCATCATAATTGGAAACACGCCGCCTTCGTTTGGGAGCGGCACAACGATAAGATCGTGCGCATAAGCCGAACGTTTGTTCAGGGGGTCCAGCCTACTGACCCGGCGATGTAGCTCGTCGCGATCATCTTCTGCTGAGAGAATGATAGCTGTGCCGTGGTGCGCTACTAGGCCACCGAAAGCATTCTGCATACCTTCGCCCGATGCGACCTTCATTGCGAGGTCTAGCGTCATCATGCCTTTACCGCTGTCACCCGCTGCTGCAAACACGACTGGAACGCCGAGCGGAATGGTATCACCGATAAGAAACTGCTGCTCTGGTGCCCGACCTTCGAACTGCGCACTGGCGAGTAGGCTAGGATTCTTGAGCGATAGAGCCTTTTTAACCTTGTGAACTGGAGCATTCAGAAACTTTGCAATGTCGAAACCTTCGTCAATTGCGTCCGCTGCGTCCCACTTTTTAGGTTTGCCCTTTGGTGGCACGAGCATTGTAATTGATTTTGCGCCTGCGTTTTGGGCTAACTCTTGAATGATCTTTGCTAGTTTTGCACCCGCTTCGTCATTGTCAGGCCAGATGATTAACTCTTTGCCCTGTAGTGGAGAGAAGTCGAACTTATCTTTTGTCTTTTGGGAAAGCATCCCTGCACCGCCAATGGTACATGTTGCTGTATATCCCATCTTTGTTAGTTCATCGGCGCACTTTTCCCCTTCGACCCAAATAACGCGATCAGATTGCGCGATGTCAGGTAGGTTATAGAGAGGGCGCGTTTCAGGAAGACGAGGGAACTGGCGGAACTCTTTCTTTGCGTTGCCATCGCTATCCCGAACAATCTCCCCCGCTGGGGTGCGTTCGATATATCTTCGCACTGTGACGAGGATTTCGCCATCTTCGGAGAGGTATAGGTATTCGCCATCGTGCGGTGTGTTTACATCAATTACCCGGCGCTGCTTAACTTGTTCGGGTTGTACAGGATTTTGTACCGGGAACTGCTGGGCGAGGCTGGGATTGATTGGGTTCATGGGTGGCGCAGGACGATCTTGCTCTAGGTAAGAAGAGAAATGCTCTGCTACATCTGGAACTTTCCAGTTGTTTGCTCTCATTAAAATTTTTGTGATGCCACCGATACCTTCGCCCGTATTAAAGTCCATGCCACGCATGAAATTTGGACTCATTGGATCAATGTCGATCTTTAATGATTGCCCTGCTTCGCCATCTAGTGAGCCTAGATAGAACTCATTTCGAATAACTTTACCGTTTGGAAATGCGTTTTTTAACGCTTCGATCTGCACATATGACGGAACCTTTTCCGAAATCTCTGCGACTAAATCTTTTCCGTTACTACCATATCCTGTGTTGCCAACTACCCTTAATGACATTATATTGTCCTCATACCCATAAAACACTTCTTGGTGGGGCTAGTTCTAGGACTGGCCCCTTCTTTTTATTCACCTTTCCAGCAAGTCTCCCGATACTCGCAGAACTTACAAAGAAAGAAGTCTTTGCTTTGTGCGACTCTTGGCAAGATGTCACCTGCCTTGGAAGCCGTCAAGATATTTACGGCTTTGTCGCTTGCCTTTTGAGCCAACTCCTGATCGTAAGGAACTAACTCGTAATACACTTCTGATGTATTTTTATTCACCACAGTAAACAGCGCAGGGTTCTCACTTAACTCCATGTATGTCTGGTAAAGTGCGATCTGCGTTGCATATGTGGGGTTTGCCTTCGCTACGCCATGCCGAACAAAAGACTGAAACTTTTTGTCATTGGCTGACTTATTTTCCCATAACGCTGGGTATCCCATTTGCACAGGACCAGCGCATATTACGCCGTCGATATGGCCTTTGATCTGATCATCAGCGATGGAGAAGCCAAATTGTTCGCCTTGTTTATCTTCTGTGCGCAGGTCAAAGCCAGCATCTCTAAGCCATTTGGCTGCATAATCTTCGATCTCGTGACCGAACTGAAAGATGCGTAACGTCTGTGCGCTGAACTCTGACCCCTCATCTTGTGGGTAGTTCATAAAGCGATACTGTATCTTGCGACTGCATTCATCACCGATACTAGATGCGCCAAGATACTTTCGACGTTCACGCTTCTGTTCGTTCCGCAGGATTGCTTCGTCTACTGCTGCCTTTATTGCTTCTGCTGTAGGATCAGAAGGGGATGCTTGTAGATGGGAAGCTGCCCGTTGACTTAAAGTACTTTTGTTCAAGTTCAGCAACGCTAATCTCCTGTGATAACTTTTCTGCTTCTTGTAGTCCAAAGATCAAAACGTGTACCTGATCCTCTGATAGATCGGAAAACTTGGTATCCCAACCAAACTTTCCCAATATAAATGCCAATTCATCTATTGGCTTTGTTAATGGTGGCATGCTCAATGCATTGTCTCCTCTCCTGCTCCGTCTATAATTAAGTCCATTATTTCGTTTAATTCTTCTCTAGGGACTTCTGTATTCTTGTATTGCATCATCAAAACTGTTGATTCGTTGATGATGATATCGGCTGTCCCGAACAATACTTCGCCTTCCTCATTTTCTTGGAACTCTTCGTGAACGATTTCATTTACCTTGTCGGTAATTTCTTCGATGTCATGTAAGTCCTTGCAAAAGCACATATAATCGTATTCCTCGGTGTATAGTTCGTGTTCGTCACTTCTCTTGGCTATTGATAGAACGAGTTCAAACCTTGGCATCGCCGATATCCTCTCCGTTGTTATGTCTTAACCATAACGCTAAATCGGCAAGAATATACTTAAATTCTGATGTGTGTATTTTAGCGACCAGTTCGCCATCATACCAAACTTTGAGTCCGTCATCATAAACAGCCCATCGTGTCTTTACGTCTTTCATAGATATTTCTCCACTGCATATTCGATTGTGCCTCGGTTCCACAAGAAACTGAGCATGCAAGCGGCTTTATACTTTGTCCATGAAAAGTCCATGAAACCCACTTCGATGCCCTGCTTTCGCAGATGCTCAATCTGTTTCTCTGTGGCTCTTTGATCAAGCCATCTCTTTGTTTTCTTTGCTGCGCCACTGTCTTCGATTTCGCGCAGGAAGTCATCCGCTGCCGCTGTTACCTGTGCGCTACCGCCTACTGCTAGGACGCGTAGCTTATTCTTACCATGTCTGCCGAACGCAACACTTAACTCTGTAGTATTTGCGACACCGACGAAACCTTCGAATCCCATAGCCATGCGCAGGCTTGCGTCACCAAACAAGTCGATCCAACGGAACGGCGACATTTGCATAAGATCGTATTCGGTCATGGTAAACCGAACAAGTTCTTCTTTATCTTCTGATTCTGATACAATTTCTGTACCGCAGATAGGGCAGACCTGCGCTCCCATTGGGATTTCGCTTTCGCACTCTGCACAAATCTTTGTGGGTGCTTCGCCCTTTTCGCGATCATCTAGGTTCACTGCGTCTTCAAGTGAGCCATGCGTTAGAACGCTTGTGCCAAAGTCTAGCACAACACAGTCTGTCTTTACCGTGTCAGGAAACTCTTCTGGATCGACTGTGCGTAGCCCACGCCCAATCATCTGTACCATTGTGCCCTTCTGAGAACAGGGGCGTGTTAGGACAACGCAAGATACTGGTGGCGCGTCAAACCCTTCTGTCAGCACTGCTACGTTGACCACAACCTGCACATCACCGTGCGCTAGATCATGTAGAATCTGTGCGCGTTCGGGCTTTGGCGTTTCGCCTGTCACGATGTCAGCGTTGACCCCTTCAAGTAGAAACTCTGCCAGTAGGTCTTCTGCGTGTTTGACTGTGCTGCAGAACACAACGGTCTTGCGGTCTTCTGCATGGTTCAGCCATTCTTCGACAACCTTCTGGTTAATCACCTTGCGATTCATAATCGCTTCGACTTCATCCATGTCAAAGTCGTTGCCCTTGCGCGTGACCTTATCTAGTTGGTCTTTGACCCCGCAATCAATTACATAGGTTCTTGGCGCAACAAGAAAGCCCTCTCGGATTAAAGTCGTGATTTCAATCTGGTGTGAGCAATTGCTGAATACGTTGCGAAGTCCCTTGCCATCGCCACGGTTAGGCGTAGCTGTGAAGCCCACGATTTCTGCATCAGGGTTATCTTCCTTAACTGCGTCGATAACCCGAACATATGTATCTGCTGCAGCGTGGTGGCTCTCGTCCACGACGACCATATCGAATACAGGGCGATCCCGTAGATTGCGTTCGCGTGAAATTGTTTGCACCATAGAGAACACGGCACTACCGTCCCAGTTTTTCATGGTGCCGTTTACGATACTTGTTGTGATGTACGGGTTGATGCGCTCGAACTTGGATTTGTTTTGATCAACAAGTTCATCTCTGTGCTGCATCACGAGAATCTTTTTGCCATCTTCGAATCTACGCCCAATGAGAGCGGACATCATAATGGTCTTACCTGCGCCTGTGGGGGCGACTACGATTGTATTGCTGTGCTTGTCGAGTGCTTTACATGCATCATCGACAGCCGCCTCTTGATAGGGGCGCAGTAACATGTTGGGACTCCATTT